ATTTATATCAACTCCCCATTAATAGTCGTTTTAAATCCTTTATTGATTTGCCTGTAATATCGGACAATTCAGCTAAAGTTAAATTTAAATGCTCATCGTAGTATTCAATTATCTGCTCATCACTCATATAATTATTACCTATTATTGTTCATCTAGTATGCGCTTCAATAATGCTAGTGATACATCTGGCATATTTCTCGCATCCTTAGTTGTAAGTCTCCACTTTTCAACTGTGCTGCGGCTAACCTTCACGCCGTCACTGGCGTAAAGGTCAACTACTGCTTGGCTGCTCAAGTTATGTAGCTTTAGTAAGCTAAAAAACTCATCGTTATTGCTCATAATTTAAACTCGTCATAATAAAAATCGTCATTAGGCTCACCAAAGTCTGGCAAGTCATCACATTTGCTGCGCTCAACACCCTCAACAAGCTGCTCATAAGCTATGCCAAAATGCTTATACCCGCGCTGTAGGGTCGCGTGGTAACTGCTAGGCGGTGGCGTAAATAGCATGTCATCAGTATTCATAACATAAGCCATAGCTTTTACTGGGCGGTCAGCGCCTTTCATAACTACATGCACCTCCTGCTTAGTGTAAAAGTTAGGGAACCCCTCAAACCTATCTAGTGATGCCTCACAGTCAGCGGTAATCTCCCACAAACCGCCCTCAACAACATGGTTGTTATTGGGGATAATATCGGCTACTCGCCTAAATGCTAGCATAAAGTCCCACAATGTACCCTTGCCAACAGCCTTAGCTTTTGGGCAGCGCATGCTCATGCTATCCATATCTGTGTTAGCTCCGTATGCAAAATATAATTTAGTCATAGCTGCTTCCTCTTCTTTAATAATTTGTAAATTTTTTAACTTGCTCATAATTACTACTCCCTATGCCAACTCTAAACGGCGGCGTTTTAAATAAGCAGTAAGCATGCGGTCTTTGCCAATTTTGGCTAAGTTCTCAAACTTTCCTGCTCCAGTTACATTAATTTGCTTTGCATTTTCAGCGGCTCTCATAAAACCAGCGGTCATTTTTACCCAATTTACTGCTTTCTCTGCGCTAACAGTCCCGCTATGCTGCCTAAACTCAACAGTCCCATGTACAAACTTACTGCTCAAGTTCAGCTTGTAGTAGCGGCTACCACCACTCATTGATTCAATTACTGCGCTTATGCCAGCGCTTCGGCTAACTTCTGCAAGCTGGCGTGCTAGTGAAGTCCGTAAATTACTTCTGCACCATCTTCCTGCATTACCTCTGCGGCTGGCTGGCATTATCTGGTCAACTGCACTTTCATACTTTAGCCATAGGCGGCTAACATTTTTAATTTCCTTAACGCCCCACTCAGTAGCGTCATGGTGTACATGCAAACCGCAACTTCTGTTTACAGTACACTCCAATCTATCTAGCGCATCCATCACTCGCGTAACTTGTGCCAAACCATCTTCACCATCTAAAATTGGGCTAACTACTTCAAAACAAACGCCGTCACCACTCAAGCTTGCGTCAGTAACAACTTTCCAGTGTGGGCGGGTATGGTGGTTATAACCTTCATAAACACACTCAACATCGGCTAAATGGCTAATTTGTTGGGCTAAGTCACTGCGTCCCATGTGGCTAGGTGCAATGGCTTCAATCTCAATTCCAAACCGCTTTACTTGTGTCATGCTGTTTTCCTTTGCTGCGTTCTTTGTATGTGTTTATAATATCACAATGTGATAGATAAACAAGTCAATATGGAAAATAAATTAAATTAATTTTAAATATAAATGCTAGAATGGCTGATGCCTTTATCTGACCTACATTTAGCGCAAGATCAGTGGATACTTGACGCAGCAAACGACCTTGATGGGAACATCTCTGGCAGGGTGTTTGGTGTGGACGACATAGAGATAGGTGAAGAGTATTGCTTTAATCTTTATGACGATGAATTACCGACCCTTCGTTTTATAGGCATGGTGATTGAAGTTCTCGACAACAGATCATACGCATTTATGAACACCCAAGAAGTTACTCAATCGCGGTGACTTGCTTTTAGCGACAAGGACAGCTAACCCAACAGCATAAATCAATGCTTTGGGCGCAGAATGGCTAACCTTTTCGACACATCTAGCTTCACGACCACAGAACCTTTGTCATTTACGGCAGGGGATAGAGTGGCTTGGACTAGAGTTGATATAGGCGGCGATTATCCCCCAGCCTCTTATTCCCTCAGTTATACCGCTAGAAAAGAAGGCGCGGGAGCTGTATCCATTACAGCGACAGCTTCCGCTTCTGGCTCTAACTATCAGATTATTATCCCTGCTTCTACAACAACGAACTACAGCGCTGGGCGTTACCATTGGCAGATGTACATCAAGCGCACATCTGATAACGAGCGCATTACCTTAGATTCTGGCGCATTTATTATTCAGCCGAATAAAGCCACAGCAACAACCGACCCCCGCTCTAACAACAAAGTGATGCTAGATGCTATTGATGCTTTACTAGCTGGAAGAGCAACCAAAGATCAAATGGGCTACTCCATTGCTGGTCGATCAATAACTAGAATCCCACTTCCTGACCTTATGGTTTGGCGAGACAGATACGCAGCTAAATATGTGAAAGAAGTTCGCATGGAGCGCATTAAAGCTGGTCTAGGCCAATCTGGAACAATAAAAGCGAGGTTTGTTTAAATGGGAATCTTGAGCTTTTTAGACAAGAGAAACAAGCCAGAAAATCCTACTGGGAAGAAACGCAAAACAGCTTTCCGCAGATATGGCTCTAGCGTTATTGACCGCCTTACGCAAGATTTCAAAGGCTCTACGCTAACCTCCAATGGAGAGCTAGAAGTTAGCTTGAGAGTTATGCGAGCTAGATCACGACAGCTAGCAATGGATAATGATTACGCCTCTAAGTTCTTAAAGATGGTTAAGGCCAATGTTGTTGGCGTTCATGGGATTCAACTTCAAGCGCGTTCAGTGAGAGAAGATGGTTCGCTGGACAAGCAAGATAACGACACCATTGAGGAAGCCTTTGCTGAATGGAGTCTACCTGAGAACTGCTCAGTTACAGGTCGATTATCTTGGGTAGATATTCAAAGGCTAGTAATTGAAAGTGTTGCTAGAGATGGTGAAGTTTTAGTGGTTAAGGTTCGTAACTTTGATAATCCTTTTGGCTTTGCCGTTCAGATTATTGAAGCGGATCATTTAGACGAGGATTTCAACCTAACACTAGCTAATGGCAATCGAATAATTATGTCGGTTGAAGTTAATGAATGGGATGCGCCAGTGGCCTACCATCTTTTAACTGACCACCCCAATGAAACCTCCATCATGTACAAGGGCAGAAAATATAACCGCGTTCCTGCGACTGATATTTGCCACTTATTTTGTGCAGAAAGACCAAGCCAAATGCGCGGCATCCCTTGGATGAATACCGCTATGAAGCGTTTAAATATGGTGGCTGGCTATGAAGAGGCAGAGCTAATTGCTGCGCGTATTGGCGCAAGTAAAATGGGCTTCTACACTTCTCCTGATTCTGATTCTTATGTAGGTGAAGAGGATGAGTCAGGTAATTTATTAACTGATATGGAACCAGGAGTCTTTGAACAGCTTCCAGCAGGGATGAGCGTTGAGACTTTCGACCCTAGCCACCCCAATTCAGCCTACCAAGTGTTTATCAAGACTGTGCTAAGAGGCGCGTCTAGTGGGCTTAATGTGGCTTACAACGGCCTAGCAAACGACCTTGAGGGAGTTAACTTTAGCTCCATAAGAAGTGGCGTTTTAGAAGAGCGTGAACATTGGCGAATACTGCAAAAGTGGGTCGCTGAACAATTACATCGTCCTGTTTATCAAGCTTGGCTATCTCAATCGTTAAGAACACAAGCGCTTAAATTGCCAGAAAAGAAGTTTAAAAAGTTTACCAAAGTGAATTGGCAACCTCGCGGCTGGGCTTGGGTTGATCCGCTAAAAGATCAGCAAGCAAATAAATTGATGGTTGAGATGGGAACAGGAACCTTGACTGCTATTACAGCGGCAGCGGGTTTGAATTTTATTGACGTATGCGCCGAGCGTAAAGCTGAGTTAGCAGTTTTAGAAAGCTTTGGCCTAACTACTAATGACATTATTAATAGCAATCAAGAGGCTAATGATGAATGAGATAAATACGGGCGATTTATTTCGCACCTTTAATTTAAATAGGGAATCTGTTGATGCGGAAACGCGAACAGTAGACCTAGCTTTTTCCAGTGAGGAGCCTGTTGAGCGCTGGTTTGGCAATGAAATACTTGACCATAACCCTAACGCTATTCGTCTTGGCAGACTGAATGGTGGCGGTGCTGTGCTTGTAGATCACGACCCTTCTGACCATGTTGGCGTTGTGGAATCTGTTTCTGTTGATGGTGATCGGGTAGGTCGTGCCACTGTGCGTTTTGGCAATAGCGCACGCGCAACAGAGATATTTAACGATGTAATGGATGGTATTCGTAAGCACGTTTCCGTGGGTTACAGGATACACCGCATGGTGATGGAAGAGGAAAAGGAAGGTGCTGAATCATACCGAGCTTTGGATTGGGAACCATACGAGGTGTCGATTGTAAGTATCCCCGCCGATCAAACAGTAGGTGTAGGGCGGTCAGCAAACAGTAATCATAAAACATTAGTTGAAGTTAACGAAATTAAAGAAATTAAGGAACCAATCATGGAATCTCCAGCAGCAGTAATTAAAACCCCGACTGTAGATGTTCGGGCAGAAGTAGAGGCGGCACGCCGCTCAGAAGTTGATCGCATTCAAAACATTGAAGCAGCGGGTAACTTGCACAACCAACCAGAAATGGCTCGTACATTCATTAATGATGGTAAATCTGTTGACGCTTTTCGCGCTCAATTGTTAGACACCATTGGAACTGCCCAGCCAGTAATAAAGAAAGATAATGACATTGGTTTAAGCGCCAAAGAAGTTCGTAGTTTCTCCTTTATGAAAGCAATTCACGCTTTAGCTAACCCTAGTGACCGCCGCGCTCAAGAAGATGCAGCGTTTGAGTTTGAAGCTTCTCGCGCAGCCGCAGATCAGATGGGCAGAACTGCACAAGGTTTGTTCGTACCAAGTGAGGTTTTAAAACGTGATCTTAACGTAGGCACTGCAACCGCTGGCGGCAACACTGTTGCGACAAATCTTTTAGCTAGTTCATTTATTGATAGTTTAGAGAATGCAATGGTCGTTGCTAGCATGGGCGCAACCATGCTTCGTGATCTAAATGGCAATGTAGCCATTCCTCGTCAAACCAGTGGAGCAACAGCTTACTGGGTCGCTGAGTCTGCCGCTGTTACTGAGAGTCAAGCAGCATTTGACCAAGTATCAATGACACCAAAGACAGTTGGCGCGTTCTCTGACATTAGCCGCAAGTTACTCCTTCAAAGCTCTATTGATATTGAGGGTTTTGTTCGTAACGACTTGGCAATGCGCCTCGCTATGGCAATTGATTTATCTGCCATTGCTGGCACTGGATCAAGCAATCAGCCTACAGGAATTTTGGCAACTACTGGCATCGGCGCAAAGACATTTGCTGCGGCTGGTAATCCAACCTTCGGCGAGATGGTTGATGTTGAATCGCAAGTTTCTATCGACAACGCTTTGTTCGGTTCTCTTGGTTATGTTTCAACGGCGGCAATGGCTGGCGCAATGAAACAGAAAGCAAAAGATTCTGGCTCTGGTCAGTTTGTTATGGCAAATGGTCAAGTGAACGGCTACAACATGGCAGTTACTAACCAAATGACTGCCAATACAGTTGTGTTTGGTAACTTCGCTGATTTAATCATCGGCATGTGGGGCGGTCTTGATATTAACGTGGATACTTCTACTGGCTCTGCTTCTGGCACTGTTCGCGTAGTTTGTATGCAGGACGTTGATATTGCTGTTCGTCACGCTCAATCATTTGCTAAAGGCTCTGGCGGTTCATAACCACTTAATCCTTTAAATAGGGCGGGGTCAAACCCGCCCACTTAGACGAGGTTTTTATGCAGATTAAAATTTTAAGTTCAACCGCTGCTAGCGGTGTAGATTTATTAAAGGGAGCTATTGCCGAGGTGAGCGATAGTGATGGACGGGTGCTAATTCAGATGGGTAGAGCGGAAGCTTATAGTGAAGCCCCAAAAGCGTCTAAGAAAAAGAGTAAATAAAAATGGCATTTGTTGAAGATTTTACTGAGTTTTTTGATACGGATGATTTTGCTATTAATGCAACAATCGCTGGTTCAGTGGTCAGTGGAATTTTAGATGAAGCTTTTATAG